CATATCAGCATATCCTTGGTCACTATTACCTTCTGTGGTAAGTGCCGCAGCAATTTGATACATTTCTGCCGACTTAGGATCTGGAAGTGATGTATCTCCACCAGTTCCAGTACCAGTTCCAGTACCAGTGCCAGTGCCATAACCAGTAGCATCGTCACCTGATTCTGGTATATCAAACTTATCCAAACCAAGGAGAACTTTGATGTCTTGCCTCAGAGTTCTAACTACAGAGTCTAGAGAGTTGTTCATCTGAACAAAGGCATCACCCATTCTCTTCATACCTCTGTCTGCTGCTCTCTTAATAGCAAGGAAGTCAAACCTACTGAGTCCAGCAGTAACTTCACCAACCATATCTCCAAAACTTATCAAGAAGTTCTGAAGACCCATTCTAAAGTTGTTGAGAATTTCGAAGTACTTCTTCATCCTCTCAATCAAATCTTGAGCAGCCTTGATAATACCTGGGAGGTTGGTCAAAGCCCACCCAACCAATATTGTACCAAGGAAGTCAAGTATTCTTCCTAAGAAACCTCTGGTGCTATTCACAACAGCACTAGAAGACCTTGATATTGCACCTTTAACAGAAGATGCTTCTACAATATCTTCTCTTTCTCTTCTTCTTGCTGCCTCTCTTCTCTTCTTAAATGCTGATATGCTTGCTGAGAAAGACTTCCTCTTGTCTCTAGTAGACTGTGTTATCGTAGTTCTAACGGTTTTAGCAGACTCTCTTGCTTTGAGAAGACTCTTATTGAGTCCAGATAGAGACTTATTGATATTCTTTACGTTGATGGAAGAACGATACGCCATTTACTTATGCCCACCCTGTGTTGTATACAAGTTGAGAACTGGTCACATAGAAGTTATCATCAGGAGCAGTAGGAACGCTTGGTAAGTAGTTAGCAGAACCTAGGTTCTTGTTAGTCTGAATGTTTCCTACATTAGAAGAGGTCTCAGTATTGATAACATTGATATTTCCACCCGTATCTTCAGGATCTCTGAGGGATAGATCCTCATCTTTCTTTGCTGGTTTCAATTCTGGTGTTTGAATAACAGGACCTTCGCCAGTGAAGAGGTTTCCAAGATTAATTTCAGTGTTTAAGAATGGATTATCTTTGCCAATTCCACTCTCAGCATAAAGATTCTTAGCAGTACTGGTAATCATTGGAATTCCAATGAGTCCTGTTATTGTCAATGGTATTGTGGCTTTTGCTCCCAAAATATAACCGAGTGCCGCAAGTCCACCACCACCTAATAAACCAGCACCACCGCCAGCGAATAACTCACCGACAGTTGAACCAAAAAAGGCATCATATATTACATTTGTTAGTCCAGCAGCTAATCCACCTTTAGCAACATTAGACCTGAAACCACCCCCAGGTTTAGCACCAGGAGTAGAACCTGGAGCTCCTGGTTTACCTTTTCCTCCACCTGGTTTCGCTGCTGGTGGTGCTTTTGCTGGTGGTTTTGCTGGTGGTGCTGTTCTGGCAGGAGGTCTAGATTTAGTCTTCGGTTTCAAACCAAGACCTCTTGCTATTCCTTTCACACCCTCTTTTACAAGGTTTATCAGAGCGTTGACTGGTCTTATCAGTAGGTTTCTGAAGACCGCACTACCGAGTCTAGCACCCAGTCTTGTAAGATAACCAAGTATAGTGGTTAGACCACCACTGAACAATAAGAATATACCACCTACAATACCAATATTCTTTAAGAACTTCTGCTTCAGTTCTTCTAGTCTTTCTTTATCACCAGATACTAAGGCACTGATAGTGGATAGTGCCATATTTCCTAGGAAGCCTCCTAAGAGAATCATAAAGAAGTTTGCTAGTCTACCTAATGTGAAGCGTGCTTTCTGTCCAACCTTCCTAACAGGTCTGAGTAGAGCAGACTGCATTTTGCGTTCAACAACGCTTTCCTTACCTTCTCTAAGTTTCTGCTCTGCTAGTATCTGTTCTTGTCGTACTTTCTGTGCTTCTCTTGCCTGGTCTAGTGCTGAGTCTTCTCTAACTCTTTGAGCAATACCATCTAATGAAGCACTCAGAGCAGTGACTTGAGCACTGAGGTTTACAAGGGAAGAGTTGATATTATCAAAAGCAAGTCTATTTTGCTGCAGCGCAAGCGTAGTTCTATAATCTTCCCTTGGTTGTTGTTCTTGGGGACGATTTAGAAATGTAAAAGAAGAAACTCTAGTTCTTCTAGGTCTTAGCGTAGTTATGATTGGCGAAAACTCAGCCATTTAGTTCAGCTTGCTGTTGTTTTAAATTCTCTTCCTCAATGTATTGTTTTAGGAAAGTAAGATAAACTTCTCTTTCCCAAGGTATCATATTTTCTAACTCAGTCAATGAGTATTTATGGTGCTGCATCAAGGCAAAATTTATCTTAAAGTATGACTCAAGATCCTCATGAGCCATACCTACGCGAAAAAAGCGTTCAGTCCCTCCAAGACAATATCACTTTCAACCTTTGTATTTGGGTTCATAACCTTGATAGTGTGAGTCAACTTGGGCATCGTGTCAAAGAAAGTTTCAATCTGTTTGAACTGTTTAGAACTCAACTGCTCCAAAAACTCTCTCAGTTCTTTCTTAGTGCAGTCAGAAGCAGACCAAGACTCTTCTTCAGAATAAACTTGTTCAATACATGAAGAGATAAGATCAAAAGTACTGTCAAGGTTGAGTTCTTCTGTACTGAAATTGTTCTTAACAAACTCTTCCATTGATGGATACTTCATTCTCAAGATGAGATCATTATCAAGTTTGATGTCTCTGCTGTGGTTTTCTCCTGTTTGGACTTTGATATCGTCTAAGTTGATTGCTACAGGAACCTGAGTGGTTTCATCATCTGGGCAGGTGATAAGAACTTCTACTTCCTCACCAACAGACTTACCTCTGATATTCAAGAACAAATACTCAATATCAAATGTAGATAACTGTTCAATCTTAACACCTCTCGTCAAGATACAGTTAGAGATGACTTCTTTTACAGCATTAGTAATTTGCTTATCATCCTCACTTTCCATAGCGATGATAAGAATTTTTTCTTCCCTTACAAGAAAGGGGCGATATTTAATTTTCTTTCCACTCGAAGGTAGTTCCAACTCATAGGTTGGTGTAGAGATCTTTGGTAAAGGCATAACAACCCAAAAAGTTCAGTTAGGAATATTTATCTAGGTCCGTAAGGGCTGTCGTAGACTAAACCTTTGTTAAGTGCTTCTGCTAGTCCCATGCCCTGAGGGATAAATCTCACACCACTAGCACCAGCGGCACCAGCAGAGACTGGGACATATCTTTCCTTTTGTCCCTCAGATGATGGACCACCCTTATCATCTTGCTTATTTCCATCAATTCCCCTATTAACAGAGTAACTATCACTTCTACCACAGATATATCTGTCGTAACTAAAACGAACAGATGCCTTCAATATTTCAGAACTATCATACTTAACTGTCGTTGATGATAGGTCTCTTGGGAATAGTCCCCAGAAAGTATACTCTATATTCTCACCATAGTCTCTATCAAACTTGATAATCTTTGTTTGGTTTGATTTATAGTCTGATGGATACTCCATTCTAAAGTAATAGTCATCAGACGCTTTCCTATGAGCAGAACCATTGGCGATAAACTCCATCCAATGCTCTAAGAACTTGAGAGTTCTATACTCATTGTCAACATAAAACTCAAGACCTATTTCAGTAAAGAGTCTTGTATGAGCCATATTCTCAACGACTCCCATAAAGTTTCCTTTAATATTCGCAGTAGCAAGGGAACTTCCAGGTAAGGAAGCAGAATAGCAAAGAAGTCCTGACGTTTCGGTGATGAACCTGTAACCAACTCCACGAACGTTCAAATGCTGCCTCAAAGGTAGTGGAAGACCACCGAAGATAACTTGATAATGTGAGGTTTGCGCTAAGTTGGTTAGTGCTGGTTTGAAATCTGATATCCTTCTTGGTCTAGGTGCTGCCACTCTAAATACCTTATACGAGTCTTACATTATTAAGTATTTAGATGGCATATAGCGGGAAATATCAACCTTCTAATCCAAAGAAATACAAAGGTGACCCAAGTAATATAGTATATCGTTCTCTCTGGGAACGAAAGTTTATGAGATACTGTGACTTGACTGAGAGTATTTTGGAATGGGGAAGTGAAGAAATGTATGTGTGGTATAGGTCTCCTGTAGACAATAAACCGCACAGGTATTTTCCAGACTTTTACATCAAAGTAAAAGAGTCTTCTGGTAGAATCAAAAAGTATATCATTGAGATCAAACCATTACGTCAAACTGCTCCTCCAGCAAAACCAAAAAGACAAACTAAAGGTTACTTGCGTGAGGCATATGAGTATGCTAAAAACCAGGCAAAGTGGGAAGCAGCAAAAGAATGGTGTCTTGATAGAGGTTTTGAGTTCAGAGTTTTTACTGAGAAAGAACTAGGTATCAAGTAATGGCAAAAAGACCCACAGATACAGATACAAATGTAAACCGAGTCCGTGGGATAAGTGATAGTATTATCGGTGTAAAAGACCCCGATGATATTATGGTTGAGTTGTTACAAGTCCTAAAAGAAGGACCTAAAGTTCCTGAAGTTGGTAAGTTTTATACCTTCATTTATAATGCTAAGACTCCACAAACACTTTATGATCAGAACCCTCTTGTTGCCGTGACTGATATATTCCCCTGGGGATTCCGTGGGAAGAACTTTCACTGGGCAGGAAAAGGATCAACAGCAAGACAATATACTTTTACTGAAGTGGCTGGTGGACTTTATGAAGTGTATCCATCAGAAATAAAAGACTTGAGAATGATACCTTTTGCTAACTTCCGTCTAAATACTTAAAAAACCAGATAAATGTCTGTTTTCGATGGTGCTTCATCCCTCGGTTCAAATTTTTTTACTCCCGGTTCTTCTTCTGCCGCGGCTGAGGGGACTTTTGTAAGTCCATCATATGCAACAAGTGGAGAAACTCAGGCGATGCAGAATGCTTCTTCTGCTCTGAGTGATGAACCAGTAAAACCTCCCAGGGATAAAGTTCTAAGATATCCATACGCAAGACTCAATAACGAATCAGACTATTTGATGATTCAAATAGCAGAGTTTGTTCCACCAGAAATAAATTTGGATTCACTGTTTACGGTTGATAATACAGATCCAGATAAACCTAAAGTACTCTTGGGAGCTATACCCTACGCACCACCAGACTTTCAACTAGAAACCGTATCTAAAAAAGCAGAACAAAGTTTCAATAAAAAGCATGTAAAG